TACCGTCCCATACTATAATAACCCTGGTTGGATCAAATATACGGGTAACGTAACCCAATGAACGAAGGAACCCTACGATACCGCCTATATGGGTACCGTCAGGATTCATCGCTTTGAGCAACGAGAAACTACGAATTAACATATTCATAGCATCTATGACCAAAATGTGGTCGTTATATGCTCGGGGTGGGGTTTCTTTTAAGTTGTCTAGTATATCTTGAGGATTCATTAATCTAGTAGGTTAGGTGAGATTGGAGTTTCTTCTAAATCACCTTCTTCTAATAAATCAAAGTCTAAACTACCGACTAATTTTAACCAATGGTCTTTGTGGGCATCTTTATACTGTTCAATTGCCTTTTTATCATCTTCAATAAATCCATGCTGTGTCATAACAATTCTACCTCTAGACTGTACTCCACCGATATGGTTCTTTTCTACTTGAACGTTTGTACGTTTAGCAAACTCTACTTGCATACCGTCTTTAATGGCTTTTATTTTAGATGTACCTGGATTAGTTATGTTACCAAAAGTAACAACTAATGTAGCATCGTACCACATAGACATTCCTCCTTTATTCTGCAACTTAGGTTGACCCATAGGATGCTCAGGTTTCATAGTCCATACTTTATTAATGGCTACTAATGTATTGGTATAAGGAGAATTTTCCTTACGAGATAATAGTATCTTTTGATTTAAATTATTACCAAATTGAGTAGACATTGCTCCTGCATTCCATTCATTATTGTTCTTATTAGAACGTACTGATAGGTCACAAGGTATAGATCCAATTGAATCCCAAAAGAAACACATATCATAAGGTAAATTACCTTTTGTTTGTTCGTCTATTAGGTCTGCAATATAAACTGCTACATCTTCAATAGTATTTAAAGTACCTCTATCTGCATAAAGAAAATGACCATCATAGTCTGTAACGTTACCATTCTTATCGGTTACTTCGTCAACTTGTAAACCCATTTCTTTAGCATGTTCCCAAGACCATTTCATCTCTGAAATAATAAATACTGGTAGTATTCCTTGCTTTTGAGCATTTACAGCTCCTTCAAGTAATGCAGTAGTTTTACCTGTATCACTATGCCCTCTTAATAGGGTGATATGACCAGTGGGTATACCGGGTAGTGATGTAATATCTTGGAAAGCTTTTGATAAAGGTATCCATCCTTGTTCTTTGAACTTAACAGAGGAGTTAGAATATCCTTTTTTCTTTTTAAAATTTCCTAGATTGAACGACTTGCGGACTGCAGCGGTCGCTTTCTTGATAGTTTCTTCTTTTTTTGCCATTTTTATGATTCGAATAAGTCATCAAATTTACTAACTGTGTCTTTATTGCCAGCCGTAGCTGTTTCTAAAGTAAAGTCTGTCTTTTGCTGACCTAAGCTCTGTGGCAATGGTACATCTGTATTACTATCGTCTGAAGTACCTAGTGTAGCTTTCTTAAGTTGTTTTTTAATAAACTCATAATCGTAAGCTTTATACACTTCTAACGGTTTTGGTTGTTCTTTTAACCAAGACTCTACTAATGTATTATCATCAGATAAAGGAGTCTGTTTAGGCTTAATTCTTAAGTCCGTTTTAGGATAAGGGTTTTGAGAGTTCTTTGGAGTCATCTCTACAATCATATCCCAACCGTTAATAACATCTGTGTAATCACCTATATCTTCGTCTTTAGCAAGTTTAAGTAGTGAGTCGTAAATAGTGATACCGAAGTTCCATAATCTAACTCCTTTATCTTCTTCTCCTCTTACTACTACTGGTGCTAAGATTCTTGTCTTAGGTGAATACTTTCTTGCTTCGTCAAAATTATCATCTCCTCCTAATTTTCTTAATTCCTTAACAAACTCCTCTACAGGATCTTGTTTACCGAAATTCGATAATGCAGGAATAGGAAAATCAAAATTGTAATGAAATTTCATTTCTGTGAAGGGATACGTAGGATCCACAACTGATGGTACTAAACGAACCACCTGTTTACCTTCTGCAGGTCTCCAAAAAATTGTTGTGTAGTCAATCTTCTCTGTAGGTTGACTGTTTTTGTTGAACGCACTAATACGGTCGTTCACTTTACTAAAATCGAGTGCCATATAACTAATTTTTATTTATAACTTATTATTCTATAATATAAGAACTTTATTTCAGTTCTCCAACTCTATTATCTTATAAAGTTTTGTATTAACCCTTTTTAGTTCGGGTCCCTTAGTAAGTAGTATGCAATTTCTATAATCTGTCCAATTAATACGGTAATTAGTATCTAATTTACCTCCGTTTAACTCTTTGATTAAAGTATTTAAAGCATTGATAGTATAAAGAGTATTAGACTCTTTCTTTCTATGTACTAAGATTGTATTATCTAAGAACTTTCCGACATTGCCAAAGTCAACATTATAAGTACATATATACTCATCTTGTGATTTAGAATATAGTACAAATATTTTACTGTAAATAATCTTGTACCTTTCTTGAACCTGTTCTAAAATAGATTCTAATGTATCTTCTGTAGCAAAAGTACAGAATAATTTATTGCTCATATCTTCGTTCAAATATATTGGTTCGATATCGTAATCGAAATTTGAATGTATAACTGTGTTATTCATATTATAAATATCTTTTTCTTTTATAAACTTAAATCTTTAGCGTATTTTGTGTGTGTAGGGTACTTACCGCCGGTTTCTAATATCTCTCTTAACTTTTCTAGTGTGTCTGGTCCATCTTCATCATAAAAGTCAAATAATAAAGCATCATAAGTGTATAGTACTAGACTGGTTTTTTTATCTTTTAAGAACTGTAAAACATCTTTAATTATGAGTATATTACGTGAAGTTTCTAAGCTTTGCATAACATAGTTCATTAGTTTTTGAGGATGCATATCTTTTAAAGACGTAGTAAATGGTTTTTTACTAATTGGTGCTAAGATTTTTTGGTTTTCTTTATATTCGTTCCATAAATCTTTAATATATTTATCGATCTTCGTAAATACTTCAAGATCAGCGTATTTTTCGGGTATCTTTCCATAAATTGCATGGAAGTTAATTTGTTTTGCTTGAATATACTCTTCATCTGTTATTTCGTCCTTTTCAAAGTATAACTTAGCTAATTGCTTATGAGCTGATTCGTCTGAAAGAGGGTAATCAATCTGTTCACACAATAAACGAAGGTGATAGCCGTCAAAATCCAACTCAACAAAAGTATCTCCTTTCGGATAAAAACAACTTCTAAATTCTCTGCCTTTAGGAATAGCAGCGAAATTAACGCTATTGAAAGCATTAGTAGGTCTAGATGTGACATTATACAGGTTGTAAGACGTTAATACAGTACTGTCTATTATGTTATATAAAGGGTCCTTAGGTTTAAACATTTTATTAAACTCATCATAATGAATACCTAACCCAGATTGTTCCAGTAGAAAGAATATATTTGTAGCAATATTGTTATAAAAATTAAAATTGTCTGGTAATTCTAAATCTATATGTTCTTCTATTGAGTTATATCTTTTTTCATACTTTTCAAATAATTTAGAAAGGGGTATAAGTTTATTAATATTTTCAAAATTAGAATACCTATTGTAATAATAATTTACAGTTGAAATATCTTCACTTATTTGTAACCTATCATATTTTATCATTGAGTAAAGTAACGATAGATCTATTGCAGCTTGTATATTAAAGTGGTAGAGTAATTCCTTTTTATTGTACGTATAGATGTTTTTACAGGATAAAAGAAGTTGGGATATACGTTCTTTAGGAACGTTTATACCTTCATCGTGGTTAACTGGTATAATGAACCCTCTTTTACTTTTAAGGGGTCTGATATAAACAGCAACTGTTGATGTAAGTTTTGGATGAAAATTATCATTAGAGGAAATAATCTCTACATAAAATCCTAAACTAGATAACCTTTGTAAGTTTTCCAACTTACTTTCTTCTTCTATAATATAAAACACTTATACAACCTTTTTATATAAGATAGGTATAAATTGTTGTGCTACCAACTAATAAGAGGATCTTCTTAAAGTACCTCCATCCACTGTGTTGTCAGTCTCTGTAATCGATTGATTAATAGCATAGTTTTGCTGGTTTATTAATGCTTGAGGTTTATTATCATTTTGCCCTACATAATCTAACTTAGGGTGTACAGCTCTAAGGTGTTTTGGACCAGCCATAGGACCTAACATAGGGTGAATATGGTAAAGACCTAAGTACGGTATGTCAGTGCCTTCTAATACAAATTGACCTATTTTTGCCTGTAGATTTTCAATTGAATTAGCACCAGCTACATCTTCTTGACTGGTAATTTTACCTTGACTATTTTGAATTAAAGTTGCTTTTGTAAATTGAGATGGATTATTTAATAAGTTACTAATACCGGGTAAAGCTTTTTCAGCTTCTGCGGCTATTTTAGCGTTTTTACTTTTAATTCCTTCCGTACTATAACCTTTTATAGTAGTGTCATCTAATAGCCCTGTAACGTTCCATTCGCATTTATAAAACTTTCTATAAGGTTTGTTTTCTTTTTGTTGTTTAATATATGCGTTTTTATCTAGTTCAGCACATTTACCTGATGGTATATCTTTGACAAAAAACCTATTAAGTTTACCTTTTTCGTAATCTTTATCTGATGGTTTAATATATCTGTTAAAGAATTTATTGTCGGTTTCTTCCTCTGCAGGTTTGTCAGGTACAAATAGTAATGGTTCAGGATTTTTACCGTATGATTTACCTTTAAAAAAATTACCTAAATGATCTTGAAAAAATGAACCAAGGAAAGCTAAACCGGTAGCTAAATCTAATAGTTTACCTAATAGTTTTCCTTTTTTCTTTTTTGATTCTGGTAAATATAAAGGTATCATTATAAAGCTTTTAATGTTGCAGTTATATTAGTTTTCCAAATAGGTTCTCCTGCATCCAGTGAATGTTCTATTGCCAAAACTTGGAAATTTTCATTACCAAACCTAGGAGGTACTAAATGATCTGGTACTCTAAACGTTTCTAAGTTTTTAAATCCTCCTATACCTAACATTTCTATACTTATATCTACAGGTGTAGGCATATGGCGCCCTAAGGCTTTACCTCCAACCAAAGATTGTACATAACCAATAGAACTATCTAATATTTCTTCGAATTGAGAACCTTTACCAGCATTCCATTCATCGTATTGTTCTTGAATTATGGCCTTTACTTCTTCTCCTGATTCAGTATCTTCAGCTTCAGGTTTATCTCCACCTTTACCTGGTGTAGGTTTAGTACCTGAACTATATGCTGTAGCTATTAAAGCATCTTCTACTTTTTCTTCACCATTTTTTGTATTATGTCGTTCTAATCCGGCTTGAGATTTACCTCCTTCACCTTTTTCACCTGCTCCAGCAAGCATTGCTGCAACTTGCAATTCATTACCAATGTTACTTTTAAGATTTATTGACATAACTGTCGTTGACAATCCTGAAAGGTTTAAAAATGTTCCAGGTTCACTTTTACCTGATTTATCGTAAATCATTAATTCTTCGTAAATACCATCAATTGGTCTTGGTGAAGTTACTATTTCAAAAGAATTAATATTCCCCATATATTTTTGTATTTCTTGCAATAATAACTCCACATAATCTGTTAATCCTATTTGGTCATTTTTTCTAGAATTATTACCCACAAAACTACTGTTAACCTTTTTAAGTAATTCAGTAGATACTCTGATATCTAATATGCGTTCATTACTTGGTTCATTTACATTAATTAAATCTTCACCTCTATAATTTAACTTACCTCCTTTAACATTAAAACCACTTGTTGCACCAGATGCTTTTTTAGGTAATTGAACCATACTAGGGTTGAGCGAATACATAAATTTATACGATCTATAATTCATACTTTCAGTACTCCATCTTGCTATATAATCTTTCTTTTTAT